CGCCACTTTTGCGGGTACCCTCAACGGCATATTTCCAGCCATGAGCGGTCTTACCATGAGTATGTATGTTGCTCGTCATTAAGTCGACGACCGCCCTCGGTGCATCAAACTGCCGACACAACCATACCTCATACTCACACCATGGAACTGATATCGAGCAGTCGAACTTGCCCAAATCATCTTCCAACATACGCCAACCTGGCCTATCGACAATGGCTGCAGCATCAACTGCTGACACGCCACTGGTAAAACACATGAAATTATCCTTCCCCCAACGTCTTTTTATAACTCGCTGCAACGCTGAAATCCATGGACCAACCAGGCATATAAACTCAGGCTCGGCACCCTGAATCAATCGAGGTGCCTTATCTTTCAAGCCGAGTGGGGAACGGTAGATATTATTCTCTACCTTGACAAAACTGCTACGTTTAGTAAATCTATAGCGTTGTGTCTTAGATAGTACAGTATCTTCATCGATACCATCTTGTACTAACTTATCATGTGTATCCTGCAGTACTTTCTTCACTGCTACCGATGCATTGGAATTAGCCAAATACACCTCAAACGAGTCCGACTCAACGTGACGTACACGTTGAAATAGTCTATTATGGTTGGCCTTACACCAATCCAAACACGACTTGAGACGTGCTGCTTCGGGAATATAAGTTTGTGCTATAACCCTTGCTTCCACAGCCTGCTTCTCATTAAACTCGTTGCTAGCAAATGCTTGGGGGCGATGGCCGCCTGTCCCGAAACCATATTGTACTTGAACTCCACGACACTCATCTGGCATCTTGCTAGCTTGCGACGGTCGCAACCCTACTGGATTAAAACTCATCTTCGCGCCCTCGCGCCTCTTCTTAATCTTCTGTAACTTAGCATTCTCCAGAGGATAAGTATTAATCAACGGTTTCGATTGGCCCACAAAGACATTCATGAACCGACCAAAGCCCCACGTGTTGCCATTTAAGGCATGCATCAACTTGTTCATGGCTTTCTTGCACACGAACCAAAACAACATTATGAGTCTTCGCATGAAAATATGCGGTATGAAACACTCAAGATCGAATTCTATGTTGCCAATTAATGCATGTTGAAGACGATTCATTATCGCTTTACTCAACAACCACACATACGAAAAAAGTTTGGTTACCACCCAATAATACTTCTTTGCACGCATGTAGCCCCAAATTGTGGCTAACGTCATCAGTGCTGCAAATGCAACTGCACCGGTAATCACTCGTTTTCCAGTGGTGGTACGCACAGAACGTGAGGTCATGGAAACACTCTTCAATGCCACCCTCCCGTCTATGTAACGACCCTCAACTAGATCGCTAATACCACGCTCACTATCCCACGAGCGCTCCATGGCCAACATAGGTGCATAAGCATTAGCTATGTCTAGCTCATCAGGTTCCAAGATCATCACTTCTGTTCTTTTCTTACAGGCCGTTACCAAAATTTGATAAAATTTTTTGTGATCTTGCCGGGGTATTGACCTACTAGCTGCTGATAATTCCTCAACTAGCGTAGCAGGTAGGAATATAATCATTTCCTGATCCCGAATATTTATCCCATAATTCCTCACCGAATTCATGAGACCCGCGTCCGCAAACACTTGGGAACTCCACACGCCCATAAAATTGTTCACTAAGATGTTATAACTCTTCATCTTCACGCGATAGAACCTGTTATCATGGTTGCCCACTAGAGTGTCTCCCGGTTCGTCCAGCTTCAACACTCTTGGGTCTTTCTTCCCACCTGGTAGACCAACTATTTCTGTGGTCACTTCACTGCTGCAATGTGTTACGTCGTGCAATTTTTTAGCTAATTCACGTTTACGTTCACATATTTCTGTCAACTCTTGTTTTATCTCA